TTCAAGTATTCATGCAGTGGGCAAATACACGGCAAGAAGAGCAGGGATCGGACTCAACATCGGAAGGATGCGTCCAATTAACTCTCCCATTCGAGGAGGAGAAGTAATCCATACTGGTGTTATACCTTATCTAAAAAACTTTGAGTCGGCAGTAAAGTCAACTTCTCAAAATGGATTAAGAGGCGGTTCTGCAACTGTTCATATTCCTTTCTGGCATTATGAGATCGAAGATATTTTAGTTCTTAAAAATAATGCTGGTACAGATGACAACCGTGTTCGTAAACTTGATTATTCAATTCAATTCTGTAAACTATTCTATGACAGACTGATTAAAAACGAAGATATTACTTTGTTTAGTCCACATGAAGCAAAGGAGCTTTATGAGTCTTTTGGAGATAATGAAAAGTTTGAAGAACTTTATTTAAAATACGAAGGTAAAAAGACATTTAAATTTAAGAAAAAGATTCCAGCAAGAAAACTTGCAGAAATTTTTGCAAGAGAGCGATTAGAAACTGGTCGTATCTACAGCATGAATATTGACAATGCTAATGAACATGGTTCGTGGAGTGTCCCTTGTCACATGAGCAACCTTTGTCAAGAAATCATCCATCCTACTAATCCAATTCAATCAATCGACGATCCAGAGGGTGAAATTGGAATTTGTATTTTGTCTGCACTTAACCTGCTTGAGTTGACAAGCGAAAAAGATGTAGAAGAAGCCTGTAGAATGGCAGTAAAAACACTTGATGCGGTCATCGACTATCAAAACTATCCAGTGCTTGCAGGAGAAACTTTCACAAAGAATAGAAGATCTCTTGGCGTTGGTGTGACAAACCTTGCTGGGTTTTTGGCTAAAAATAAGTTGAAGTATGAAGACCCAGAAGCATTAGAGTTGATACATGAAACTATGGAGCAAATTCAATGGAATCTAATCAGTGCTAGTTGTGAGCTTGCAGAAGAAAAAGGAAAGTGTCCAAAGTTTGATGAGACAAAGTATTCAGAGGGACTACTACCTATTGACTGGTACAAGAAGTCAGTTGATGAACTTGTCAAACCAAATTACAATATGGACTGGGAAGGTCTTAGAAAAAGAATCAAAAAGCATGGTTTGAGACACTCAACACTATCGGCTATTATGCCATGTGAGTCGTCTAGCGTAATCCAGAACAGCACCAATGGAATTGAACCTGTCAGGAGTTTATTGACTCATAAAAAGGCCAAGAATGGTGTCCTGAAACAGCTTGTTCCTAATTATCATATGCGTAAAAATTATTACACATTGGCATGGGATATGCAGGATAATATTTCCATGATGAATGTTGCTGCTGTAATTCAAAAATTCGTAGACATGAGTATGAGTACGAACTTGTATTATAATTATGCACACTACGAAGATGGCAATATTCCTCTTAGTGTGTTGATTAAAGATCAAATTTACGGATATAAATATGGTCTGAAAAACTTCTACTATGCTAATACGCCCGATGGAGATGGTGAAACTGAAAAAGAAATGACCTGTGAAGGTGGAGCCTGCTCGATATGACAAAATGGTGGTATTGCCCTAAGTGCGGTAAAGCAACTGACGAGTTTGAAAGTCACAAAACAGAAATATGTCCAAAATGCAGAAGTAAAGAGGAATAAGAATGAAAACTATTTTTAATACAAAAAACATTGACCCAAAAACTCAACCACTCTTTCTTGGGAAAGACCTCGGTGTTCAAAGATTCGATTGCTTGAAATATCCTATCTTCAAGGACTTAGATAGCAAGCAAATGATGAACTTCTGGCGACCAGAAGAGATTGAACTCAAGAAAGATCGTGGTGATTTTAAAGAGATGTCGGATAACGAGAAGTTTATCTTTACATCTAATCTAAAGTATCAGACGATGCTTGATAGTGTTATCTGTCGTGGAGTTCCTACCCTATTGGAGTATGTAACGAACTCAGAGCTTGAAGCGTGTTTGATGACATGGCAGTTCTTTGAGAAGATTCATAGTCAATCTTATTCCTATATTATCCAAAACGTATATCCTGACAGTAATGAAGTTTTTGGCGGGATTTATGAAGATAAAGAAATAATGAAGCGTGCTAAATCAGCCATTGAAGATTACAATAATCTTATGGGCATGAGTTGTAATAGCACAAAAACAAATGATTTGAAAAAACAAATCTATATGACTGTAATTAGTATTAACATTCTTGAGGCTGTTCGCTTCTATGTTAGCTTTATTTGCAGCTTTGCCTTTGCAGAAAACAAGAAAATGGTAGGAAATGCAGATATTATCAAGCTAATTAAGCGTGATGAGGCTCTACATCTAACAAATACTCAGGAAATCCTTAAAATCTTGCACAGAGAAGAGAGCGAAGGGTTCCAGAAGATTGCAGAACAATGTCAAGAAGATGCAATCCAAATGTTTGAAAGAGCAGCAGCAGAAGAAAAAGAGTGGGCATCATATTTGTTCAAAGACGGTTCGATTATCGGTCTAAATGAAGCAGTTTTGCATCAATATATTGACTGGCTGTGTATGTCAAGACGCAAAAATATTGGACTACCTTATGAAACTGTAGGCAGAAACCCTATTGCTGGATGGACAGAGCCTTGGATGCAAAGCGAAAGCGTTCAGGTGGCTCCACAAGAGCACGAAATTACCAGCTATAAGATTGGTGCTAGTAAAAACGATTTAGATGATATGGATTTGGGAGATTTGCTATGAGTAACGCAACCGTACAGGTGATTTGTAAAGTAGATGAAGATTGCATCAAGCCAAAAGTGTATAGTAAAAAATGTACGCAAAGCGTTGTGACTCCACCAAGTGACCATCCTGCCTCTATTGGTACGGATCAAGTCCTTAGTGCGGTAACTTATGCTGGATGTCCTTTTAATAGCTGTTGCTACAAGGATAGTGATATTAAGTGGGATTTGTACTATAATGATGATGCTGGCGAAGAAGTTAAGATTTGTCGTATACATTTCCATCAGCCTTGGAGTACAAGCTGGCATCTTAGCGAAACTACTTATTATGACCCGGATAATGGAAAATATGACGTAATGATTAAGACTGTTGATGACGTAACAAAAAGTCTAAAATGCGAACTTCATGTTAGACCCAAGGCTTAATCGGTGTATTTATATTGGGGCATTTATTCCTCGTATATGAGAAAGGGTAGGGTGATATTAGATGAGTGATGATTTCAATTCACCAAAAGACCTTCTAGAAGCCTATAATAACGGCTTTATTGGCGGTGAATGTGATCCAGAAGAGATCAGAGAGTTGTTGGCGAAGCTCCAGCGACCCCTCTTTGGTGCGGCAGCGTACCATCTTGATGAATCTGGTGCGGGCAAATTGAGCCTGCCGTTTAAGTCTTTGCTAAAATTTGATCCTAAATTTGGGCCATCTGAGAGGCAAACGACTGGAGATTGTGTGTCACATTCCACAAGAAATGCAGTTGATGTTACTAGGGCTGTAGAAATTGATATAAAGGGTCAGGCCGAAGCATTTGTGGCTCGCGGTGCTACAGAAGCTATATATCAATCTCGCGGGCACAAGAGACAGGGAATGACCTGTTCTGGTGCTGCAAAGTATGTGCATGAATATGGAGGAATCCTGTTAAGAAAAAAATACGAAGGATGTGATTTATCGACTTACAATTCGCGACTCGGAGCGAATCACTTAATTCCATTCGACGTTTACAAGAAAGAAGCTGGCAAACATCGAATACAAACCATTTCTCTTGTTACTACTGTAGAAGAAGCAAGAGATGCTTTAGCTAATGGTTATGCCTTATCTTGCTGTAGTGGACTTGGTTTCTCGTCTACTAGAGATAAATATGGTATAGCAAACAGAAAGGGAAGCTGGAGTCATGCTATGGCATGGATCGCTTGTGATGATACTAGAGAGGTTCACGACGAGACTTTATTCCTTATTCAAAATAGCTGGGGTGCTTGGAATAGTGGCCCTAAGCGTCATGGACAACCTGATGGTAGTTTTTGGGTTAGGGAAAAAGATGCTCGTGCAATTCTAAACGCTAGAGGATCATTTGTATTCAGCGATTTTGATGGTTTTCCAGCCCGTCAACTTCCTGATTATGGTCTTGGAGGTTGGATATAATGAATGATAGATTAAGAATTACTTTGGGAGTATTACTCCTTGCTATAGGGTTCTTTTATCCTAGATTTAAGAATCCTGTAGTGCCGGACAAACTAAATAAACCAGAAGATTTTATTGTCGTTATGGTTGATAGATTGCCAGAGATATCAGATCCCGTTGATGCCAACATGGTTGCCGCAACATTCTTTGCTATGTCGGAGGGTGTTCTTGTAACAGATTTAAATACTAACTTACAGATACAGTATTTTTTAGATTTTGTTGGTAAAAAAACTATGGGAAATGCTTTGGTTTCAGAAAGTGGAGAAAAAAAGTATCCAACTTTTAGTCCTGTTGCTGCGAAATTAATCGAAGAAACAATCGGTCCACAAACTGAAACTGATCCATTAACTGTAGAAGAGGTTGAGAATTTGTCAAAATTATTTTACGGTTTTGCTTGGAAATTATACGATAATAGCGAAGATCAGGTATATGAAGATTATATTTCAAGGGCAAATGAGGCGATAGCAGAGTATAATAATAATGACCCAGAACCTAAACCAGATGAAAATACCGAATGTATTTGCGAAGGTAAAGGTTATGTCGTACATGGCGATGGTCACAAGACCAAATGCCCGTGTGTAGAAGCAGGCAAGGATTGTAAGCACGATCCCAAGTGCGGAGGTAAAACAACTCCACCACCTGAGCCTGTAAAACAAGAAGAATGTAAGGATGGTACTTGTCCAACACCTACCAAGAAAAGAAGGGGTATATTCGGATGGCTGACGAGATAACACTGGAAGAATATGCTGGCGAACTTGCAGGTTTGGTTGGTAATGACTTGAAACAAGCAGCGGAAAAAGATCAAGAATATGGCTTTGATCCGATGACAATTTTGACTATCATAAAGATAATCATCGAGATAGTACAATGGTTCAAGGAAAACTATAATAAAGATAATCCTGAAGAGCTTGCTGCAAGATTCGGAAAACTAAATCCTTTCCAAAAATGGATTTTGTGGAGATCGGTAAGGAAGGAATCAAAAACTAGAAAAGAGGCTAAATACATGTATAGGTCTATGACCAATTTATCAGGTAGCATGTCTCAAGAAGCACGTATTAAACTTTTTAAATTAAAGGAGAGCACATGAACGTAAAAGTAAAATCTATGCTTGCCTCAAGAAGATTCTGGGCTGCTGCTGCTGGTTTGGCAGCGGTTGTAGGTCAAGACCTTCTAGGTGTTGAGCTTGATACAGACCAAATTGTAGCTGTAGCAGGTATCGTAGTAGCTTGGATCGTTGGTGATACTATCAGAGAAACCAAGTAAGAGGTGTGATATGAATTTCCCTTCACTGCTAGGCAATCTTGATCCATTTCAATGGGTCATAATTGGCCTCGGTTGCTTGCTACTTTTTTGGCCTGCAATCAGTGGAATTTTTAAGAGCGTCCCAAAACCCCGTTTGCCTGTTGGCAAGAATGGTTCCTTAACTGATTTAGTTGCGGAATGGGAAGTGTTGTCAACAAGTTGCCATGAACAAGGACTTCATGATGCTTGTAAAAAACTAGACGAGGTATTTCCTCTTCTACTAGAAGCAAATGATAAAAAACACGAAGTTGATGGATAGGTATTGTTTTGGTACAATTGAATAAATACAGAGCTATACAAAGTTATCTTTGTGTGGCTCTTTTTTTTAGGGGCTAAAATGAACCACAAACCTTGCTTAATATTGAATCAAGATTACACACCGCTGACTATAATAAGTTGGAAGCGGGCTTTATGTTTGGAGATAATCGGTAACGAAATGCCCGGAGAAGGGGTTCGTGTTATTGAACATTATCTAGACGATATGGTTACTTCTGGTGGCGGACAGGAATTTTATATTCCAGCAGTTGCCGTAACCCCTAGATATATTAAGAAAAGAAAAAGCGTTCCCGTAAAAAGGTATAATGTAGCAATCAGAGATAATTCTACTTGCCAATACTGTAATACCAAACTAGCTATGAACAAAACTACAATAGACCATATCAAGCCAAGGTCATCTTTTTCAAATAAAGACGATGCACATACTTGGGATAATGTCGTTATTGCTTGTTCTAAATGTAATACAAAGAAGGGCAGCAAGACACTTGAGCAAGCAGGTATGAGACTTTTAAAAAAACCTGTAGAGCCAAGCCCAAACAATTTTATTTCCTTTATTTCAGTAGACATCCCCGAAGAGTGGAGGACGTATGTACGAAGTTAGAAAGTGTGATAATTGTCATAGGATGCTAGAGAATGGTCAAAAGGTAACGGTTATCATACCCGATGTAGAGATAGAGGGAAGGTATAGGAAAAATGCGAAAGGTTTTAGTCTAAAACTTTCAAATGATGCAGTCGAAATCAGGACATCTAAGGTATACTGTAAGAAATGCTTGGATGTTAAAAAACACTTTATAGATGAGGATACTTAAATGCCGGAATACAGCTTTAGTTGTGAAAAATGTGACCATAATTTTACGGAACTTTGGTCAATGCAGGAGTATGATTGTAAGATGAAAAAGGCTAAATGCCCGTCTTGTAAATCCAAGAAAATTTACAGGGATTTCCTGTCTGACAATTTTGTTCCTAACTATGTGAAGGGTCTTCATGAAGCTCAAACGCTCGGTGAGTATGCCGACAAGCAAGTGAAGAAACTTGGCAAAGCAAAGGTTGAGCAAATGCGTCAAGATCAGAAAACCAAGAAGCGAAATACGCTTGAAGAAAAACTACCAGATGGTATGAGCATGTCTTCCTACGAAGATACTGCAAGGATTTCAAAATCAGATATGTTAAAAAGGAAGAATGGATAAATGTCTACTTTTAAAATTAACCAAGAGCGGGACGATAGTGCAACGCCAGTCGTTTCTGTTTACACTTTTATGGGCGAAGAAGATCGCCTTGATAAGCAAGGGTTTCCTATCCTTGACTTAGAGTATGATGATAACGTCTTTGAGGAACCAGATGCCTATGCTGTAAAACTGGTAAAAGGACGAAAGACAAACTATTATGTAAAACGTGGTAAGTATGGCAAACTTTTTAATCCTATCGGAATGTATTCGGAAGGAAGAAAGAACAGCCAAATGCGTCATGCTGGCAGACCAGAATGGAGACTGGAGCCAACTAACGAGAAGATCTTCACTTACTATATTCAATTCTTAAAATCTAAAAACGCCGCTTGGCTAAATAACGCAGAAAGGGAGATTTAATATGCCTAAAGGAAAAGTATCAGACCAAGAAGTTTTTGTCATGAAAGGCATGTATGCCGATGGCATGTCTGTGGAAGAGATCTCAGAAAAGATGGAAAGATCAACAGTTACGATTGAAAAGTATCTTGACATCAAAGAAGAGGTTGTTGAAGCTGAAGCTGAAGCTACAGATGAATCTAACAATAGAAACAATACCACAATGTTTATTCGTAGCTCCGCTGCAAAGAACAATAATGGTGTTACAATTATGACAGACAGTGAATCGTCAAGATCGGATATGACTAGAAGTAAAAGAACAGGTAAAGTTGTTAATAAACTTCGTAACAATATTCATACGATCTCGGACGACAATGGCTAATAAAAGAACAGAAAAAAGTAAGTACCCATCACGATATTCTCCTAACGGGTGGGTACATGCCGCTCAGTATGTAACAGAATTAATCTGTGAAAAGAAAGCTAAAACTGAGAACAAAGAACTTCCTCTCAAGTTTTGGGAGTTGAAAGATTGGTTAAAATTCTATAGATATCAGATTACTCTTGCCAACAAGCTAATAAAAGAGTACGGAGAACATGTAGTTATTTCTGCATTGAACGATAAAAGAATGTGGAAGTGCTACTCTTTGAGAAGTCCGTTCTTAAAAAATGTATTGCAAGAGTATAAGGAAAAGCAAGAAATTGCTAAGAAGATAGCTAAGACAGTTGAATATGATTTTTCTGAGAAGAAGAAATTCGACTCTAGCAACAAGAAGAAATCTATCGTATCAAGATTAAAGGACTTAGAATGAGTGAAAAAGATATTTTGAAGGAATTTGGTGACGTTCTTTTGGAAGCGTCATACATCGTTGATAATCCTCCACCAGTGATTCCTGTTACGCCAAAGATTGATATTGCACTTGGTGGTGGTGTTCCAGAAGGTAGTCTGTTTATTATGACAGGCCCAGAAAAGATTGGAAAAACCGTCCATGCTTTACAATTTTGTAAAAATGCACAAAAGGCAAAGCTAGAGAACGACGAGAAAAGAAAGATCTACTACGGAAACATTGAAGGTAGACTAAAGAAAAGAGACTTGGAAGGAATCAAGGGCTTGCAATTTGACCCAGACAGCTTAAAGGTTGTGGGTTCAACAAAGGGCAATATCCTATCTGGTGAAAAATATCTTGCTATCTTTGACCAAATCATTCACAACGAACCACATGCCGTTTGTGTGATTGACTCTTTCTCTGCACTTGCCGCAGAGTCAGAACTCTCTGGTGACATTACGGACGTTCAGGTAGCTGCCATGAACAGATATCTAGCAAAGTTTACCAGAAGATTCGCAAATGTGCTACCAATCAATAGAGTTACTCTCGTTGGTATTACTCACCTGATGGCTAACATCCAAAAGTTTGGTGCAGGTAAGAGTAAGGTAGAGAAATCAGGCAGTGCTTTAAAGTACGCTCAAGATGTAAAACTGTGGGCTACTCACAAGCAACCTCTCATGCAAGGTGAAACTCAGATTGGTCAAAAGGTCAACTGGGTTGTAGAAAACTCTGCTATCGGTGCTCCGGGAGTATAATTAAGTATGGGCATGGTATCTGGAATGAATATGAATTAGCTGAATTGGCTAAGGATTATGGATTAGTAGAAGGAAAGACTTGGCTAACTTTACCTAATGGTGAGAAGGTTCAAGGTATGTCTAACTTTGCAACTTATCTAGAGAATAACCCAGAATACTATGATGAATTAAGGCAACAGGTATTCGAGATGGTAGGCATGGCATGAAAGTAAGAGATTTACATGGAAATGTAAGCACTTGGAAGCCAACTGGAGATATTGTTACTGCAAGCGATTCTAGACGTAGATCAAAACTCCACACTGAGGCTAGGAAAATTCTTTACGAGTTGTTTCCGACAATGCGTATTCTTGAAGAAGTTCCTATCAAACCAAGAAGTAAGACTCAATATCTAGACTTCTTTATTAATAATATTAAATTAGCTGTGGAA